CAGGCCCCTTTACGGGGCCGCGGGAGGCTGGAAATATAGCCGCCCCGTGATTGGATTAGTAAACACCCTGGGTAGACTCGCTGCCCTGTGTTACTTACTAATCGCCGTTCTATTTTCTACTGCTTATGTAATCAGCCAAAATAATTTAACCGAACACAGCCACCCTCCGAAAATGGCGGATCGGGTCCTGAATATAAAATCAGGTAAGTATAATGACATTTAATGTCAAAGCGAAAACAAGGTGTCTTCTTTCTGTGTACAGTTCCGAAAGATGACTACGAGCCGCCCAAGTCCCTGCCGGAGTCCCTCAATTGGATTGTTGGGCAACTGGAGATCGGAGAATCGACCGGATATCAGCACTGGCAGATCTGTTGCGCAACCAAGAAGAAGACGACGCCAGGTGGATGCTCCAAGTTCTTCGGTGGAAGAGCTCACTGTGAGCTCAGTCGAAGCGAACACGCTGCAGAATACTGCAGGAAGTCCGAGTCAGCAGTCCCCGGCAGCCAGTTTGAATTCGGCTCTAAGCCTATCAGACGCAACTCTGCTGTTGACTGGGAATCAGTATGGACCGCCGCCAAGTCCGGAGACTTATGTTCCATCCCGGCGAATGTTCGTGTGGTCTCTTATAGGACCTTACGAGCTATTGCTGCCGATCATGACCGACCTGTGGGAGCTGTTCGAGAATGCATTGTTTACTGGGGCGCAACTGGAGTTGGAAAGTCCCGACGCGCCTGGGATGAAGCCGGAATGGCAGCTTACTGCAAGGATCCGCGGAGCAAGTTCTGGTGCGGATATCAAGGTGAACAATCTGTTATTGTTGACGAGTTTCGAGGTGGTATTGACGTTGCCCATCTACTACGATGGTTGGATCGGTACCCATGTCGAGTTGAAATCAAGGGCAGTTCCGTCCCTCTTTGCGCGACGAAATATTGGATTACTTCAAACTTGAGTCCCGATGACTGGTACAAAGAGATCGATTATGAAACTCTTGAAGCTCTTAAACGTAGGATGACTATAATAAATCTTACTTAAAATTAAATAATGCCTTATGTCCGAAGAAGTTCTAATCGTCGTGTCACTGCTAGGAGGGTGCCTAATTACCGGAGGAGTTATCGCCGTGTACCGCGTGTTCGTTTCCGATTGCCATATAGAAGGCGCGCAGCAAGAACGTAGTTGTCTAAATAATAATTAATAAATGTCTGTTGTTTCTAAAAGACGAAGAACTAGTTATGGTGGAGGTAGTAGCACATCGCGTGCTATGCAAGTTGCTGCGCGTTTGTTGGGTGATCCAAGTGTTCGCTCTGCTGTCCGATCTGTTGTCAGTTCTGGTCGATCAAGAATTATGGATTGGGTTGGTCGCACAACGCCAACTAATCAAAAGTATGATTCGGAACCTAGCAATCGGAAGTTACCTTATAAGAAACTGACTCCATGTCGACCTAAGTTGAAAGTTTCGAAGAAATTTAAAGCCAAGGTGCAAGCTGTGGAAAGTGCAGGTACACCTAAAGGTATCGCAACCTTTCGTTATATGGGATGCGTTTATGTGACTGGAGATCAGAATGCCCAAGCTATTGTAGAGGATATCACAACTGGTTCAGCGGGTACTACTCTGCTTACATCCAGTAGTGCTGGTAATCCTTCTCTTAATAATACGTTGCAATGGCATACACCTGTTACTGTATTGCATTGGGCTTCTGTTTTGTTCAATGGTAAAGTCAATGATATATATGATGGATCAACTGTTACCAATTTTAATAATGAAAATTTGGTACTTGAAATTCCTTATATGTCTACTCATATGTCTTTGCATAATCCAACTATGCAAGTTATAGAACTTGATTTCTATATGTGTGTTCCTAAAATTAGTACTAATACTAATGCTATTGACGAGTGGGCTAATCTTGCTGCCAATCAAGCATCTAATGTTAGTGGTCAGACCCCGTATTGGTACGGTGCTGAACCTGGTCAGTTGACAAGTTTTTCTAAGAAGTGGTCGTATAAGAAAAAAACTTGGATGTTGAAACCTGGTCAAAGTGTTTCTCATTTTGAAAAACAGGGTCCGTTGTGTTATACGTATTCTAAATTTATCAACGGAACCTCAAATTGGACCTTTCCAAAAGGTGTGGGCATTTCGTGTTTTTTTGTAACTAAATTCCCTCAATTGTTGGTCAATGATTCGAAAATCGCAGGTCATTCTACAAAGGCAAATTCTGCTAGTAATTATCGTACTGTTTCTATTGAAGTTACGCATAAGTATGTTATTGAGGCTCCTGAGATTTCCGATGATTCTCAAAAGTTTGATAAGTTTATCACCAACTCCTATAATGGTGCTGGTGGTGTTATTGGTGTTCAAACTCAAACAGGATCTGCTGGTGACACTGTTAAGGATGTGTACTACAAAGATCCAGGTCTCGGTCTTGTTTCTGTGCTCTAATATAATCTATACTATACGCTCTATCTTTCCGACAGTAATGTCATAAGCACGCAAAACAACTCTATTGCCAGCCCAAACACTACTGTATTATCCAAGGCGACCGAATAGGGAGCCGCATGAGCCGGACAGGCCCCTTTACGGGGCCGCGGGAGGCTGGAAATATAGCCGCCCCGTGATTGGATTAGTAAACACCCTGGGTAGACTCGCTGCCCTGTGTTACTTACTAATCGCCGTTCTATTTTCTACT